TATCATTTCTGCCACGAATATCGTACACACGGAGGGACGGTCTGGGCCGCGCCGTGGTGCGAGCTTGGGCATTTTGGAGCGTACTGCTTCTCCGGCGTCTACGCAGCATCGGAGGGCGGTACGAAGCACTGAGGTTACCCATGATCGAGCAGCTCATCAGCCGGGTCTTCTACGCCCGCAACCTCGCGCACTACGAGCACTGGCGCACGAAGAGCTACGCCCAGCACAAGGCGCTGGGCAAGTTCTACGACAGCATCATCGAGGCGCTCGACGCGCTGGTCGAGGCGTATCAGGGCCTCAACGGCCTGATCGGCAGCATCCCCTCGCCGACAGACACCAAGGGCGACAGCCTCAATATCCTCAAGGCGGACGCCGAGTGGATCGAAGCCAACCACGAAGAAATCAGCGGAGGCAACCGTGCGGTCGCGAACCTCATCGACAACGTCACGGGCATCTACCTCTCGACGATCTACAAGCTCGAAAACCTCCGATAATGATGGTCGACATCAACACAATCGTAACCGTCCTGACATTTCTGGGTGGCTTGATCGGTGTATGGACGACGCTGAGCAGTCGGCTGACGAAGCTGGAGACGCGCCTGCAGTTTGGCGACGAGCGCTTTCAGTTGATCGACCGCCGGTTTGATGAAATGATCACTCACCTGAGGCGCATTGAAGATCGTCTGCAGCAGGTGGCTGACCGACCACTTAACTGAAGGGGAGGCCTCATGAGCTTCTGGGATCGCTTTGAAAGCAGCCGCGAGGGCATCGAGGACACGGTCGAGTTCACGATCCGCGTGGCGGTAATCACACTGGCCTGCGTCGTGCTGGTCGTCGTGGCCGCACTGGTCGTAGGCCTGTTCGCGTCCAATGACGTGGTGGACAGCGACAAGGTGTTCGAGATCGTCGGCCCCGCGTTCAACATGGTCATCGGTGCGTTCGTCGGTCTACTGGGTGGCCTGAGCCTCAACGCTAATGCGCGTGACGCGAAGCCGGAAGAGCCCGCCCCGGTCGAGCCTGAGCCGCTGCCAGCACCTGAGCCTGAGCCTATGGCTGCTGCGCCGGAGCCTGAGGCCGACGAAGACGACGACGAAATGGCCCCGTGGGAGAAGTACCGCAACGACCTGCGCTACGACGCCAACGGCGACGGCGTGGTCGACGAGGACGACTTCCCGGACTGGCGTAATCCGAGGGCGTAATGGCTGGCAATCTTTCTACCGTTGAACTGATCGGTCAGCTTTGGCCGATTGTTCTGGCATTCATTTCGCTGGTGATTATCCTTGCCAAGATGGACGTGCGCGTCGCCGTGGTTGAGGAGAAGGTCAAGGCGCTCTTTGATCTGTGGAACAAGAAATGAGCCTCGCAAACCTCCAGCAGAAGATCGGCGTCACCGCTGACGGTGCGTTCGGACCGGGCACGTTCAAGGCGGCGGCTGCCTACTACAAGCTGAACAAGAACCGCGCCGCCCACTTCTTTGCCCAGACGGCGCACGAGAGCGGCAACTTCACGGCCTTCAGTGAGAACCTGAACTACGGCGCGAAGGGCCTGCGCGGCATCTTCGGCAAGTACTTCCCCACGGAAGCTATGGCCAAGGCGTATGAGCGCCAGCCGCAGAAGATCGCCAACCGCGTCTATGCCAGCCGCATGGGCAACGGCGTCGAGGCATCCGGCGACGGCTGGAAGTACCGTGGGCGCGGCGCGCTGCAGCTTACGGGCAAGGCGAACTATCAAGCGTTCTCGGACTACATCGACCGCCCGGACGTGATGGAGAACCCGAACCTCGTGGCAACTGAGCTGTGCTTCGAGAGCGCCCTGTGGTTCTTCGACAAGAACAAGCTCTGGTCTATCTGCGACCAAGGCATCAACGACGCCGCCATCCTTGCGCTGACCAAGCGCATCAACGGCGGCACGCACGGCCTCGAAGACCGCAAGCTGAAGACGAAGAAGTTCGCCGGGTGGCTGCCATGAACGTCAACTGGGGCGATGTTCTGAAGGGCGCTGTGCCCATCCTGATCGCCTGCATTGCGTGGCTGCTGGGGCAGGTGAACACCTTCGAGACGCGGCTGACCAAGATCGAAGCGTCGATGCCTGTTCTCGTCACGCCAGACGGTGTACCTACGGACAGTCCGCATTCAGCTAAGGCTAGAGCGGAGTTACGTGAGCACCTGACGGGCGAAATAAATGACCTGAAAGTTCGCGTCGGGGTCATCGAGAGCAAATCTAAGTGAGGAGGCTACCATGAACCTGAAGAAACTGGCGCTCAACGCCGTCAAGAAGGAGGCCGAGAAGGCCGCCTTCAAGGGCGTCGTCGGAACTGTGCTGCCGACCGACAAGAAGCCGACCCTCTCCAAGGGCAAGATGACGCTCGGTGCCCTCGTGCTGGCCATCGCCGGCCTTGTGTTTGAGTACCTATCCTGACCGTGGCATTCTGCCCAAAACTGATGTAGGGTGCGCCGATGGCCACGACGATGACCTTCACGACGCTCCAGCAGGACGTGCGGCGCTACCTTGAGCGTGGCACGACCTACGCGTCTGACCCGGTTGTATTCGAGCAAATCCCGCGCCTGATCAACCTCGCCGAGCGCCGCATCGCGCGCGAGCTCAAGATACAGGGCTTCATCAACGTCGTGACCGGGACGCTCCTCGTGGGCCAGTCGGTCTACGCCAAGCCCGACCGCTGGCGTGACACGGTGTCGATCAACATCGGCACCGGGGCCAACAGCAACAGCCGCAAGGTGCTGTTCACCCGCGCCTACGAGTATCTGCTCAGCTACTGGCCCGACCGCTCCCAGACCGAGGAGCCAATCTTCTACAGCGACTATGACTTCTCGCACTGGCTGATCGCGCCGACGCCGGACGAGGAGTACCCGTTTGAAATCCTCTACTACGAGCTGCCGCCGCTGCTTGACGATGTCGTGCAGACCAACTGGCTGACCGAATACGCGCCGCAGCTCCTGCTGTACGGGACGCTTCTTGAGGCCACGCCGTTCCTGAAGAATGACGAGCGCATGCCCGTCTGGCAGTCCATGTACGACCGTGCAGCCGCCATGCTCAACGGCGAAGACCTCGCCAAAATTCTGGACCGCTCGGCGGTCCGCAAGGAGGCGTGATGAGCAACACCTATACACAAATATTTGGTGGCACGACGATCTACCCGTCGGATGTGTCGTATCTGTCGCTGACGCTGACGGCCGACACGGCACTGGACTGGCCGCTGGAGAGCAACACGCTCCTGCAGCCGGCGGCGCGCATCATCGACGTGACGCCCACTGGCGTCTACTCGATCCTCATGCCGCCGGCCGACCAGACCGGCACCGGCCAGACCGTCCTGTTCAACAACCTCGGCCCGCAGACTGTCACCGTCAAGAACAGCGTGGGCGGTACGCTCCTGTCGATGGGGCAGGGCGAGCAGTGGCAGATATACCTGACCGACAACACCACTGCGGCCGGTTCGTGGCGCGTGTTCCGCTACGGCGCAGCCACGGCGCAGGCGCAGGCCTCCGCGCTGGCCGGCTTCGGCCTGACGGCGACCGGCTCGACGCTCTCGCAGTCCACGCCCGTCACGATCCTCAACACGAACTACACGGCTGGCGGCTCCGACCGCGCCACGATGTTCGTCTGGTCGGGCGGCCTCGGCACGCTGACGCTGCCGACAGCGGCGGGTGTCGGTGGTGACTATTTCATCGCCGTCCGCAACGGCGGTTCTGGCAACCTCGTCATCGACCCGCAGGGCCTTGAGACGATCAACGACGCAGCGAACTTGACCCTCGCGCCCGGTGACAGCGCCACGGCGGTGACGGACGGCACGAGCTGGTACACGCTGGGCCTCGGCCAGAGCGCGGTGTTTGCGTTCGACTACACGTCCATCAACCTCGCCGGCCTGAGCGGCAACTACACGCTGAGCGGCGCGGAACTGAACCGCATCGCCTACGAGTTCACGGGCGCTATTGTCGGTAACATCGACATCATCGTGCCGAAGACGACCCAGCAGTACTGGGTGACGAACAGCACGACGGGCGGCTCGTTCACCCTGCGCGTCAGGACGAACACGCAGTCGCCGGGTGTGCTGGTCGCTCGCGGCAGCCGCGCCATCCTCTACTGCAACGGTAACGACGTTGTTGACGCCGAGACGGGCGGCATTGCCACGCCGGTCGCTGTTGCCGACGGCGGCACGGGCGCAACAACGGCGGCCGGCGCTCGGATCAATCTGGGCGGCACCACCGTCGGCATCGGCGTCTTCACGGCTGTTGATCAGGCGGCGGCGCAGGCGGCCATCGGTGTCACCAGCGGCGGCGGTGACACTGCGGCCATCGTATTTGCGGTGGCGCTGGGGTAATGGCTGAGCGCATCGTCCAGATACGCTCGCAGCCGGGCATCAAGCGCGACGGCACCAAGTTCGAGGGCGACAACTACGTCGATGGGCAGTGGGTGCGCTTTCAGCGTGG